ATCTTGGTGGTCGGACTGCGGACCGGTGATGGTCGCGAGTTGGCGGTTGCGGCTGGGGTGCGGTTGGTCAAGTTATTGCTGGGCTGGGTGGAGGTCTGGGTGGCAGGCCAGTTGGCGCGGGGGTCCACGTCTTCTTCCTTGCGGGCGGCTCCGATCGTGCGAGATGGGCGCCTGGCGCGTGTGCGTGAGGCGCGGCGGTTGGTGGGTGAACTGTGAGAGAGCAAAGGGCTAACCTGGGCGGATCGGGATCCGCTGGGCGGTTGCTGCGTCGTTTTGCTACCTGGTTGGCCACGGTGACGGCGGTCAGCGTGGGGCGGTCGGATGATGGCATGGTCAGCCTCGAGGGGGCGGGCGGGCGGATGGACCCCAGCTGGGGCGAGTTCTCGACGGCGCTCGCGGATGCGTTGGAGGCGTGGCGGCGCAACCCGCTGGCGCGGCGGTTGGTCGGTATGGTGACGGCTTACGTTGTGGGCGACGGGATCAAGTTGACGTCGAAGAGCCGCTCCTTGGGTAAGTTCCTGGCTGATTTCGTGGGGGATCCGCAGAACCTGCTGGATCTTCGGCAAAGTGTCTGGTGCGACACGCTGAGCATTTCCGGGGAGCTCTTCGTGAGCCTGCACATGAACCGGGCCGACGGCATGAGTTACGTGAGGCTGCTGCCGGCGGCAGTGATCGACCACGTCAACACGCGGCCGGGCGACTATGAGACGGAGATCAGTTATCACGAAGCCGTGAGCATGGAGGATCCGGACTACGAGGAGGGCGGTCGGGTGTGGCTTTCGCCGTGGAGTCCGGAGGCGGACGTCATCGGCCCGGACGGCTCGGTCTGCCCGGTGGTGGTGCACTTTGCCGTCAATCGCCCGGCCGGCTGTCTGCGCGGCGAGGGGGACCTCGTTCCGGTCTTGCCGTGGCTGAAGCGTTACTCGCGTTGGCTAGAGGACAGGGTCCGGCTGAACGCGGCGGTGCGGGCTTTCCTGTGGATCGTGCGCGTGCCCAGCCGGCTGGTCGAGGCGAAGATGCTGCAGTATGCGAGACCTCCGGAAGCGGGTAGCGTGATCGTTGGCGACAAAGACGAGGAGTGGACGGCGGTCGCGCCGTCTTTGAATGCGGGCGATGCGCAGGCTGATGGGCGCGCGATCCGTTGGATGATCGTGGCCGGTGGGTTGGGGACGGGGCTGGTCGACATCGGCGAAGCGGCGGACGCTAACCTGGCCACGGCAACGAGCATGGCCGAGCAGCGGGCGCGCTTCCTGCGGGCCCGGCAGACTTACTTTGGGTCTGTGCTGGCGCAGACGGCGTTGACGGCGTTCAATCGGGCGGTGCGGCTGGGCAAGGTTCGGAGCCCTGAGAAGGTGCTGCGGGATGTGATCGTGAGCTATCCGGACATTTCGCCCAGTGACAACGCTAACCTGGGCTCGGCGGCGAGTTCGATGGCCAGCGCGTTGGCCTCGGTGCAGGGCACGGGTTATGCGGGCGACGGCTGGCGGCGGCTGGTGTTGCGGCTGGTGCTGAAGTTCGCGGGTGAGAACGTGAGCGACGACGATCTGACGGCGATGCTGGCGGAGAGCGAGAAAGAAACACCTGTGGCGCCTGTGCCGGTGGTGGTGGCGCCGGTCGTGCCTGTTGCGCCTGCTGCCCCGAAGCCAGGGGCGCCGGCCGTGCCTGGGTCAAAGCCTGCGGTTGCGAAGCCTGCGGTTGCGAAGCCTGCAGGCGGGGGTAAGTAGTGGCGCAGCAGACTGCGCTCGCGCTTTGGTTGCTGGCTTTGCTGATGTTCCCTGGGGAGGTCCGGACCGTGGTGAGCCGGCCGGTTGTGCCGGTCAGGGGACAGGCGACGTTCTACGGGCGGGGTGTGATGGAGCGGGTCTATGCTAATCGGCTGGCTATGGGTGATGTGGATCCTTGCGGCGATTGTGTCGACTTTGTGGCTATGCGGCTGCGGTCCGACGTGGGGCGGCGGGTGATGATCCGTTATGCGGGCGTGGTCTACGGGCCGTTCCTGGTGGTGGATTGCGCGGCGCCGCGAGATCTCGGGTTGATGGTCGCGCGCCGGCGGGTGGTCGAGGTGAGCTGGGAGCAGGCGGTGGCCTGGGGGATGACGGGGCCGGTCGAGGTCGAGTTGATGCCATTCGGAGGTTATTAGATGGGCGTTGCTTGCGTGGAAGGTTACGAGGTGGCGATTGGGGACGTGCTTGGGTCTCGGATTGATCCACTGAGCTGGTCGGCTGCCGTGTTGGATACGGGATTGCGGATGGCGCTGGCGGAGTACGAAGTTGCTGCGCCGGCGGTGAGCGTCGAGTGGCAGGTCGTGACCGGCGGGATCAAGCAGGACCTCGGCGCGATCGGGGATCTGCGCAAGGTGGCGGCGGTGGCCTGGCCCTGGGTCGCGACCGGTGATGTGATCTTCGAGCGGGCGGAGCACTGGGTGCGGTTCGCGACGTTTGACGGGGCGCTGGTGCGCTTTCTGGATTGCGAGCCATCAGCGGGTGACTGGCTGTTGGTGCGTTACTGGCGTAAGTTCTGGATCGGTGGCCTGGACGGTTACGAGGTGGTTGGGAGCAACGTGCCGGTGAATGACCAGGTGTTGCTGGCGTTGGGGGGGGCCGGGCATGCGTGCACGGTGCGGATGCGCCAGCTGAGCGAGCAGCCGGGCGTGCCTGCCCAGATGATGGTTGATCTTAGGGCGATGCGGGACGGGTTGTTGGTGGGTTTTGCGGCCGGCCTGGCGAGTTTGAGGGTGGGCGGCTGGTTAGGAGGGGTGAGTTGGGGCAACATCGGGCTGTAGCAAGGGACGGCGGTGACCTGGGGATGTGGTCTGAGTCGGTGCCGGGTTGGGAAGCGGGCTCGGTGCTGCGGGTTGTCGACGAGGGCGGGGAGCTGGGGGAGCTGACGCGGGAGCGGCGGCGTGAGTTGCGGGCGGGGTTGGCGGATGGGACGTTGCAAGAGCTGGTCTTCGAAGCGCGCACGTTCCTGGCCGTCTACCCGAACGGCAATTTCTTGCGCTTCCGGGATGAGGACCTGGGCAACTTTGCGGCGAGCTTTGCCGGCCAGCCCTTTCTGCGCAACCACGACCTATCGGACATTGATAGCCGCGGCGGGACGGTGCGCAGCTCGGAGCTGGTGGGGCGGGAGTTCCGGCAAACCATCGCCTTGACCGTGCCGCGCGACGTGGAAGCCTTTCTGAATGGTCAGATCGACCGGTTCTCGATCGCATGGAACCGGCGCGGGATGACCTGTGGCATTTGCGGTACGGACTGGATGGGGAGCGGGTGTCTGCACTGGCCCGGGCGCAAGTATAAGAAGGGGGGTAAGGCTGGGAAGGAAGGGACTGGGGCTGAGGTTGTGTGTGAGTTGATCATCGAGGGGCCGACGGGTCGTGAGGTGTCGGCGGTGAATGCGCCGGCGGTGCCGGGTACGGGTGTGCGCGGGGTCTTGGAGGCTCTTTGCGCTCAGAAGTTGGGAAACATTGGAGGGGTGAACGTGGACGGAGAAGATGGGGTTGTGGTCGTGGAGACGGTGCCGGTGGTTGTGGCGGCTGTAGTGCCGGCTGTTGTGCCGGCGGCTGATGCGGTGGCGGTTGATGCGGTGGCGATTGCGCGCGAGCTGTTGGATGCGCAGCGCTCGGCGGTGATTGACGCGCGGCTGAGCGGGTCCGGGCTGCCGGCCAGCCTGCAGGAGCTGGTGCGGCAGAGTGTCCGGCCGGCCTGGCGGGTGGCGGAGCTGGATCAGAGGCTCGAACAGGCGCGCGCCGCCTGGGCGAAGTTGGAGGCCGATAAGACGGTCAAGGGGGTGGGTCGCGCGGCCGATGGCGGGCGGATCGGTGGCATGTCTGATGGCATGGATCAGATGCAGGGGGCGGCGGACTTCCTGTTCGGGGTCCAGAGCGCGAAGCTGCCGGCGCCCAGCCTGCGGCGGATCGACAACGTCTACCAGGCCCTGACGGGTGACTGGGACTGGCGCGGGGTGTTTGATCCGGATCAGAGCCAGCTGGCCATGGCGAGCAGCACCTCGCTGGCCGACCTGGCCACGAACGCGATGAACAAGGTGATCATCGAGCAGTTCGGGGCGCTGGCGGTTTACCGCTGGTTCGAGCAGCTGGTGACCGTCCAGCCCAATGACGGCAGCGTGCAGCCGATGTCCTGGATCTCGTACGGTGGGACCGGGGACCTGCCGGTGGTGGCCGAAGGCGCGGCCTACACTGAGGGTGGGATTGCCGACTCCAAGGAGACGAGTGACTTCGTGAAGCGCGGCAAGTACGTAGGCATCACCCTCGAGATGATCCGTCGGAGCGACATCGCGCGCATCCAGGCCGTACCGAAGGCCCTGGCCCTGGACGCGATTCGCAGCCGTTCGGCGGCAATCGCCGGCCTGTTCACGGTGAACGGCGGGGTGGGGCCGACGTTGGCGGATGATGCGACGGCGCTCTTCCACGCCAACCACGGCGGCAACGTGCAAACCACGGCGTTCGACGTGGCGGGTTGGAAGGCGGCGCGGACTGAGTGCGGCAAGATGGTCGAGCTGGGCAGCGCGAGGCGGCTGGGTCTCTTCCCGAAGTTCTGCCTGGTGCCGATGGACCTCTACGATGCTGCGCTGGTGGTCTTCGGCTACGGTCAGGGGCCGGGTGGCTACCCGGGGACGCCCAACAACGACGTCAACCCCTATGCCGATGGCCGGGGGGGTGGGGATGATCGGCCGGTGCCGGTGAAGGTGCCGGAGTGGACAGACGTGACGGACTGGGCTTACCTGGTGGATCCTCGGATCTTCCCGGTGATCCAGATGAGCTATGCGCAGTCGCCTGGTGGTGGGCGGCATCCTGCGCCCGAGCTCTTCAGCGTGGCGAGCCCGACAAGCGGGCTGATGTTCTCGAACGATGTGCTGCCTGTGAAGGTGCGGGATTGGTTCGCGTATGGTGTGTCGACCTGGCGCGGCATCGGCAAGCGCAACGTCGCCGGCTAACCTTGATCCGGCCTGCCGGCCGCAATGAAAGTTGCGGCCGGCGGG